CTGGCCAAATGCAACAACATTGTATTGGAGAATTGGCCCGACACCTGCTCGTGACAGTGACTTCGCATTCCAGAGTGGTAATGTTATCATGAATAACGGTTCTGGTGGTTTCTCAGTTCAAGTTTCAGGTGATAATTTGACAGAAGGTAATGAAGATTTCTATATCACTCTACGTACAGGGAGTGGTGCAGGTCCTATTGTCCACACATCTGCAAACGTGACAATTATCGACACATCATTGAACTTCTCACCAGATTATATACTTAATGTAACGACACCTGTATTTGATTATGTCATGACTGGTTCACATCGTGGTGCGGTATTTACTCTACCTGCCGCACAACCACCACTCACATTTAATGTAGGTGATAAGGTTAGATTTGTTATCGACAGTGGGACACAAGGTTCTCACCCATTCTACTTGAAAACATCTCAAGGAAGTGGGACAGGTAATCAAGTACCAAACGTCACAGGACAAGGTGGTGCAGTCTTAGAGTGGACTGCCATTGCAGGCGTGTACTATTATCAGTGTTCTGTCCATGGATCGATGAACAACACAATCACAGTAACATAAATATTTAAAAACACTTCAGGAAGGTACTTTCAATGGCAAAACAAACGGTAGACATCGGTCAAGCCCCAAATGATGGAACTGGTGATCCGTTAAGAATCGCCATGGATAAGATTAACGATAACATGAACGAAATTTATCGTTCTATCGGTGGTCTTGGGTCAACAACACTTCTTAACATGGTAGCTACAAACGCTCCAAGTGGAACTGCACCAACTTTGTCTGTTCAAAACGTGTGGAACCCTATTTCATTTAAGATCGATACAGAAGCAGAACTATGGGCACTTTCGCCTGGTGCTTATCATGGGTGTATCGCACACGTACATGAAACAGGCGCAATGTATTACGCTCATCAGAAGTGGAATAAGATGCTATCTGATAATGCGAACAATGATATTGGAGATTATGACGACAGTCTTTCAAATCTTGCATACACTGGAATGTTGACAGATGCGAATAACTCTGGATTTGATCTCTTAGATCTTGATGGTATTGTTGATGGTACATCTAATCAGGTCCTTTCAACAGATGGTTCGGGGACATTCACCTTCGTCGATCAAACAGGTGGTGGTGGTGCCGCAGGTGCAAACACCTTTGGTACAATCTCAGTTGCAGGTTCTTTAGATGTTGTTGCTGATAGTCTTACTGACAACTTGACATTGATTGCAGGTAGTGGTATGACGATCAGTGCAAACTCAGTTTCAGATTCTATTACATTCACATCAACAGCAGTTGGTGGTGCAGGTGGTGCCGCAAATACATTCTCAACAATTGCAGTTGCAGGTCAAACAAGTGTAGTTGCAGATTCAACTGCAGACACTCTTAATCTTGCCGCAGGTACTGGTATTGCGATTACAACAAACGCCGCAACAGACGAGGTTACTATTGCCGCATCTGGTGGTGCAGGTTTCACTCCCTCACGTATCTCTCAGACAGTTTCATCTGCAAGTATTGCAGACGATGCAGAGGCAGACATTGCATTTGCAAACTTAGGTGTTTCTTATTGTCTGTATTCAGTGCAAACTGATTATGCATCAAGAGTAAGAATTTACAAGGATGCCGCATCACGTACTGCAGATCAATCTCGTCCACAAGGTACAGATCCTACTGAGGGTAGTGGTGTTATTGCAGAATTCATTACATCTTCTGCGAACACATTCGTTACTACTCCTGCAATCTTTGGATTTGTAGACAATAGACCTACAGAGACTGAGATCCCTGTAAGAGTAACTAACTTATCTGGTTCAACTTATCCTATCACGATTACACTTACTGGTCTTAAACTAGAAAGCGCATAAAATGAAATCAAGATACAACATTATACTACAAGATGGTGGAATGCAAGAGCAAACTCTTGCAACTAATGATGTTGTTAATATGGAAGTCTTGGATTCGTTACCGATGATTAATGGTATCGTGTCAATGAACCTCACTGAAGAAGAAGCAGAACTACTTCAATCTCAGGGTAACGTTCTTGCAGTAGAAAAAGAACTTGATGTTATCGAAGAAGCACAGTTTCCAAGAAACCTTCAAGATATAACTATTAGAACAAGAACTTCACCGCTTTCAACTACGCCTGGAGAGACACAGACTTCTACATTCTTCTCTTTCCAGAGTGATATGTCTTTGAGAAGTACAAGTCAACCCCTCGTTGCGAATACAGGTCCTCTTGGTTTCTTTATAAATTCACCCGAAAATGAAGATGCATCAGTTCCTTTCTTGGATATTGAACAGAACTACGCAGGTAATTATGTTGATATCGTTGCAATTGAAGCTGGAGCACCAGTTATTGCGAACGATGTTTGGGAAAATCATGTAGATACATTAGATGATAATGGGTCTTCTAGGTTTGTGAGAACTGATTGGAATGTCTATAATAATTCAATATCTACTGCTCGAAATCTACAAGCGACAAATGGTAACACAATGTTCTCTTCACATGCGATTGGTGTGTTGAGTGCCGCAGGTGGTTTGTATTGTGGTTGGGCAAAGGTCTCAAGTTTACGAGTAATATATCTTTCAGATGGTGTTACAACAGCATATGATGCAGTTTTAAACTTCCATCAAAACAAACCAGTCAATCCCACCACAGGTGTGAGAAATGCTACCATAACTACTGGTGCATGGGGATACTCAGGTCTTGAGCATCAAGTTCAATATAAAATAGATGACATTAATCAAATCACTGATGTAAAATCAAACGGTGATGAAGTTATCACAAACAGACCCGCTGGCGGTTGGAATGGTGATTACTCTGCATTTGTTGCGGCGAACCTTTCACCTCGTGTCGTAGAAGATCCTGTAGATCAGACAGAGAAGTGGTTCATCAGTGTTGGTTCTGCATCCTTTGGGTCGACATTCGATACTCTTGTTGGAAACTTTGCAAGTACTAACGGTATATACCACTTTAAGAGTGCAGGTAACAATTCAGGTGTTGGTGTTAAGTACAGTGATCCTGCATGGAATACTAGATGCGCAACAGATGCTGGCGATACAGTTGATACAGATCTAGACGGTAGTGGTGATTATATGTTCACAACAACAGGAAGAACCGCCAGAACCATTTACCCATTGAGGGCATATGCTGCCTCATCTTCAAACTGTTATGTAATTGGTGCATGTCAACACAGTAGTACCAACAGACTTCCAGATGACTACAGTAACAGAGGACCTTACATTGATCTATGGGCGCATGGTGCGTATACTTGGACAAGTTATCCAAGCTCCACTTATGATGGTGGATACAAATGGGGTTTCTTCTCAGGTACAAGTTGTGCCGCTCCAGTCGCCGCAGGTGCAGGTGCCATCTTTGTAGATTGGTTCTTCGACACAACTGGTAAGTATCCAACTCATGATCAATTACTAGAAGCAATGCAAAGAACTGCAAAAGAAGTAATGATCAGTGAAAACTTAATTGACTGGACAAATGCAGGTACTGCAGGAGCAACTGCAACCTCTGATATGCTCTACAGTTCAAACAGAGTAAACAAGATCGTTGAAGGATTTCCACAGAACGGTGGATCTGATCTTTCCGATTTATATGGTTCCACAACAAAACGTGTTTTCATACCAAATTATATTCGAATGAATACTAAGTCCAGATCCTCATCAGAAACTAGACGCAACTTCTTTGTTGATAATGAGCAAGAAACTAAACAACTATATCCACGCAGAAAAATCCGATTGGGTTAACACCATAAATATTATGAGAAATATGAAAAACAGAGAGATACAATGGCAGAAATCTTAACTACACAATTCAAATCCGATACGACACGATTGTTTATTGAAGACATCGTGAACAGTGACATGTACATTATGTGTTCTGCGATTGAACGTATTGATGCTGAAAACTCTCAGTTCTCAGATAATGAGTTCAAAGAGCGAATCCTTTTTGGTAAACAAGTGTACAATGATGATGTTCACTTCATGATCAAGTATTACCCATGGCAAAGAGATGAAGTATTTGTTCAGTATGATGATGCAATTGATTTGGAAGATCAGAAGTTTTATGCCGTAGTTGGTCCGACAAACAACGACACTGGTGACTACAGAATATTCAAATGTCTATTCAATAATGACAATGCACCAGTAGAAGCTCCACCTGCATGGAACGCAAACACTGATTCTCAAATCTATCAAACTGCCGATGGATACCTTTGGAAGTATATGTACGATCTGAGTGACTTGAACTTCGAAGCATATAACGCACTTGGGTATATTCCAATTAAGAGTTCTGAGTTCGTAGTTGATCCAGTTGCGAATACAACTGGTGGTGAAGTATCAGACATCTTCGTGACAAACTTAGATGATAACTTAGGATACACTAAAGTAACAGGTTCATTATCCCAGGCACCGTATAGTACAAGACTATTATTTGGTAGACCCAATGATGTGAACACTATCTCTCAGATTTTCTTTTACTATTATGGTCAAACCCTTTACGTTACAAATAATGACAATGCGGTAACTAACCTATTCAACATTGAATTCTATCAATATAACACCACAACAGGTGAAGTACAATTCAGAGTAGATAGAGATCCAGTACTCGCAGGGGTTTCCCAGAATGCCAATTGGCAAATCCTACCAAGAATTCAAATCGATGGTGATGGTACAGGCGCAGTAGCGATCCCAGTCATCGATAGTAGAGGTAGAATTAGAAATACAACATTGTTATCACGTGGTAGTGCATATAACAATGTCGTCGCAAGAGTTGTTGATCCACTTTACGACTTTTCACCCAACGATCCAACAAGAACAGACACTCGTGCTATCCTTAGACCCATCCTTTCACCAGTAGATGGACATGGACACGATCTAATTGATGAGTTTAAATGCCACCATTTCGGCATATATGCATATATAACAGGAGAGGATAATCTTCTTATTGGTGCAAATAACACATACTCGACAATTGGACTGGTCAAAAACCCTGAATTTAGGGATGGAAACAACGTTGTAATAGCAAGTAATGACATTCCATCAGTCTTTGACAATAGGATTGCAGTTACTACTGATGATTTTGATAAAACATTGGTCAACGGTGTCGTTCAACAGTTAAACGCAGACCAAGAGGTCGTATTTAAAGCAGTTGTTCATGATATCGATTATTCGAGTAACACGTTATATCTTGCAGAATATATGGGTGAGTATCAGAATCAAGCAAATTCAAGTAACTCACTAGACTTGAACCTAAACTTGCGTAATGAGACTGGTCAGTTAATGCGAATAAATACACCTATAGCGTCTAATGTAATTGAACCGACTTACGTGCAGCGATCAGGAAGAACATATTTTGTTGAAGACTTTTTTGCATTGCCTAGAACGGAAAACTCACGAGAAGAATTTAAATTCGTGATGGAATTTTAAGGAAGAGATAGAATGCCGATTAATACAGATTTAAATGTATCACCATACTTCGATGACTTCGACATCGAAAACCAGTTCTATCGTGTACTGTTCAAACCAGGCTACGCAGTCCAATCACGTGAACTTACACAACTTCAAACTTCTATGCAGAACCAAGTGGAACAATTTGGTGATAACGTCTTTAAAGAAGGTAGTATCGTTAAAGGTTGTACATTTACTGACATCTCAGACCTTAAATTCGTAAAGACTGCTAACCGTGAAGCATCAGAAACTCTTAGTCAGACATATTTCAACCCAGAAGCATATGTAAGTGAACGAACTACTACTACAGACACTCTAGGTGGTGTTTCAACTGAGATCGATATCGTATACGTTCTAGTTGGTGCAACCTCTTTGGTGAGTGCACAAGTTGTCGCTGCAAGTGCAGGTTTTACAACTCGTCCACCTAATCTAAACACTTTCTTCATCCGTTACCTGAATACAGAGGGTACTGCAAAAGAATTTGCAGCGGGTGAAACAATTCGTATTGACAAGTACACATACAAAGCTGGTACAGTTGAACCACTGACACCTGTTGAAACTGGTATTGACAGCATCGATGTTGCCCGTGCATCATACGATCCAACAGGTTCATCTTTCGGTATTCAAGTCGCTCCAGGCATCTTATTCCAAAAGGGACACTTCCTCTATGCAGAAGAACAAACCCTTGTTGTTGAAAAATATAACGCAGAACCTGCTGATGCGCACGTTGGTTTTAAAATCGACGAAGCACTTGTTTCATATCTTCAAGACGATAGTCTGTATGATAACGCAAACGGTTCGACAAACGAAAATGCGCCAGGCGCAGACAGATTAAAACTCACACCTATTCTCTCGAAACTAACTGAAGCAGAATCAGAAGTAGACTCAACGTTCTTCTCATTAATTCGTTATCAAAACGGAAACGCAGTTCGCATTCGTGACATATCTCAATATAACATTCTTGGTGATGTTACCGCAAGACGTACATATGAAGAGTCTGGTAACTATATCTTAAGAGACTTCCCAGTTTCTGTAGAAAGAAATCCAGATGTTGCGAACACTGCACTCGAAGCACTAGTAGATCCAGGCGTGGCATACGTTAAAGGATTTCGTGTCGAGTCAGTTGGGACACAGTCTTTCGAAGTAGAACCTACGACTAATACAGAAGTTCAGACATCGCAGCCTGTGTCCTTTAATTATGGTAACTATGTAGATGTCACTGGTTATTCTGGACACATCAACATTGATATCTCAACTCCACAGGATCTTTTAGACGGTGGTAATGCAAAGATTGGTGAATGTTTCGTTTCTAACTTAACAGAAGATCGTGCATACCTCTTTGGTGTTGATATGAACGCAGGTAAAGGTTTCAATGACGTTGCAAAGATTGACGGTGCAACTACTGGTGAAATCCTAGTTGGAAGTACCCTTAAGGGAACTGACAAACGTGCATACATCTTTGATACAGGTATGGACTATCTTTACGATGTATACGAAGATGATTTGATTGTACCTATCAGAGGTCAGTCATCTCACGTGGTAAACAGCAATGAATTTACTATTACTACATCTTCAACAGGTGTGGGAACAGACTTCAGTTTAACTCAAAATAACATCCTTGTTATTACTTCTACTGGTACAAAAGTAACTCCAACAGGTACTGCAGTCACACTTGGTGGTTCAAACTTGACTGTGACATTACCAAACGCCGCAGTAGGTGATGGTGTAAGTGTAATTTGTTACTACGACTACCGTGCAATCGATGCACGAGTGTTTACTAAGTCTGCAAGAGATGTATACTTAAAACTTGATCACGTTACTACTAGAACAAAATTCTCATTGGGTTTCCCAGACGTTTATAAAATTACTTCTATCGAAGATTCTTCTGGTAAAGATTACACAAAATCTTTCAGACTGAACATGAACCAAAAAGATCAGTATTACGATCTATCTTTTATTGAGTATATTCAAGGTCGTGAACGCCCAAATAACGAACAACTTACTGTTCGCATTGATGTATTTGAAACTCTCAAACCAGTTGGTGCGGAAAGTTTCTATCACGTTGCATCTTATACAGGTGTTGACGAAAAAGATATCCCAGTATATGTTTCAGAATCAGGATACAAATATAACCTACGTGACTGTTTGGACTTCAGACCACAGGTTGACAAACTCGCCGCATTAAGTTATAGTCAAGCTGCCGCTGCAGGTGCACCTGCCGTATCAATCGCAAACCAAAACACAATTGATGCTCAGGCTCCTTCATTCACAGGAAATTACACATTACCTGCGACAACTCAGTATGCATCTGCAGATATTGAATATTATTTACCACGTTATGACATTATTGCTATTGACTCTTATGGTCAATTCAACTATATTAAAGGTGAGGAAGAAAGAGAACCACGTCCACCAACGGTTGACGAAAATCAAATAGTCATCTCTGAAATCTTCGTGCCTGGTGCGCCAATCCTTTCACCCAAGGAAGCAAGTCAACAAGGTAAACGTGAGTACGCAGTACGTGCGAAATCAAAAGGCATTAAACGATATACGATGAAAGACATCGAAAATATCGAAAAGAGACTGGATAAACTGGTATACTATACATCATTGAACCAGTTGGAACAAGAAACAAACAACATGACTGTTCTCGACGAGAACGGATTGTCAAGATTTAAGAATGGATTTATTGTAGATCCATTTAATGACATGCATCTTGCAAACACAAGAGATCCAAAGTTTAATTCTGCAGTGCACTTCTCTAAGAAAATAATGACACCTGCAGTTACAACATTCCCATTAGATCTTAAGTACAAGACTTCATCAGGTGCGACTGCATTCCCTGCACCGTCTCCTACTGAAGAACCTGCCGTTGCAACATTAAGTCGTAACGCCCACGTGTCTATCATTAATCAGAAGTATGCAACAGGATACAGAAACTGCGTATCTAACTTCTATAACTATCGTGGTCGTGGGTACATTAGACCACAATACGAAGCTGCATACGACACAACAACCAATCCAATTGAGATTGATTTTGAAAAACCATTCGTAGATTTCGCAGAAGCATTGCAGAAGTTCATTCCTATGACAGATGCAAGAATTAACACAAATCAATTTAGTGCAGAAATACAAGCACAGATGCGCCGTGCACGTTCAAATGGTGGTACAGTAACATTCACTGACACATTTGGTAATGTTGAATTTGAAGGTGGTACAGAAACCAGTAAAGTTGGTGACTTTGTATCTAACTTCCAGTTCAAACCTTACATGGCTTCTACTGACATCAAGATCTTAGTATCTGGATTGAGACCGAATACTCAACACTACTTCTTCTTTGATAAAGTAAACGTAGATGCGCATGTATGTAATGGTACTACAGTAAACAAAATCAGTAAGGTACGTCGACAAGGTAGATTTGGCGCACCAATCTCCACAGATGCCAATGGTGTTTTACGTGCAGTCTTCAAATTGCCTGCAGAAAAATTCCTTGTTGGTGAAAGAGACTTACAAATCCTAGACGTTCAGCAGTACTCTGCAAGAAATTCTGCAGGTACGTCA